CAGCAACCCCGACGCTCATCGGTGCGGTTCCTGCCAGCATAACGACTTTCACCGACACAGCAGTTGCGGCGGGACAGAGTTACGTGTATACAGTTCTGGCGGTCATTGCACAGAGCGTGCCGTCAAGCCAAGCGAGCGTGAGCGTTCCATGAATACTAGTTTCAAAACGATGTCCAGTCATAAAAGCTGGGAATGGCCTACGCCAGAGCGTTTCTACGAGACACTAAACGCAGAATTTCATTTCAATTTTGATCCGTGCCCGCTCGGTGGTGATACCGATGGACGGTCGACCCTGTTCACTGAATGGAAGGGAAAGCGTGTTTTTTGTAATCCCCCATACGGACCGCAGATACCGAAATTCCTTGAGAGGGCGCGCGAAGCGGATATTGCTGTTTTCTTGATACCGGCCCGCACAGATACAAGATGGTTCCATGAGATCTGTCTGCCTTATGCTCAGGAGATAAGATTCATTAAAGGGAGACTTCGTTTCGGTGGCTCTAAGAATCCTGCTCCATTTCCCTGTATGGTTGTAATCTTCAAGAGGCCCCAGTGAAACCCGAACCGATGTGGAAGCAACACTTCGATAAGCTCCTACTCGCTGGATTGTTTCTTTTCGCGTTCATCTCATTCTTGGTTTTCTCGCACAGCGCAGAATTCTACTCAAACACCAAGAATGCGGAGCACCTGAGCGATGTCATACACTGGCTTGAGGGAATCGTGGGCCAGATACTCGCCGCGTTGCTCACCATGATGGTAGGCCGCAGCCTCGCGGCATCAGCGCACGCCGAGCCAAACGGCAAGACGGACGTGCAGATCGGCAATGGCACACCGGACCCGGACCCAAACGTCAAAACACAATAGGAGATGACATGTCGAATAAGTTTGTATCGTTTCTCGAAGCGGTAGGGCAGGACTTCAAGAACGGCCTGGCCAAGATCGCGCCATGGGTTGCAAAGGGCGTGGCCATCGCGCAAGTAGCGGAACCCGAAGTTGCGGCACTCAATCCGGGTGTTGGCGCTATTTTCTCAACGGTGGTCGCAACCGTTTCTTCGATCGAGCAGAAATTTGCGGCCATGGGCCAACAGACCGGTACGGGCGTACAGAAGCTTGCCGAAGCAACAACGATCTTACAGCCCGTCGTGAGTCAGGCATTCTCAGCGGCCGGCCTCGCTGCGGATACGCCCACAGTGCAAAATTATATTTCGGCGGTCGTGAACTTCCTGAACGCCATACCGTCTGGAACAGCGTCGGCGCCAGCGCCTGCAGCCCCGGCTCCCGCTCCTGCGGCACCCGCTGCCGTACCACAGCCTGAGTAATGCGGTATCTGGAGGGGCTTTGCTTGGTGCTGGTGACTGCGGCTGTCGTTACGCTGTTTGGTGAAGGAGCACTTTTCATCCGGCACGCTCGAGTTGATCTTGACACGCACTCAAAGGAACTGACGCAGACCATTACCGACGCTGACCGCACGGTGATAATAGCGGGAGGTACCGCGCGGGATATCGAGCTGGAGGTTAGATCATGGCGACAGCAGGAAACCAATCTCATCGCGCAGGCACAGAAGTCAACCACCCACTTAGACGCCGCTATCGTGACCTTGAACTCTCTCGAATCGACAGCCACAGCTTCTCTCGCATCGCAGAGTGCATCGTTGACATCGCTCGAAGACGAGGCTGGCAAATCAATCCAGAGTTTGACGCCCCAGGTACAAGGAATACTGGGCCATTTGAACGCCTCTACCGCTGCACTCGATGCGGATATCTCGGCTCCCGATGTGCAATCCACGGAACGAAGTTTATCTCAGACAGCAACGAATCTTGCTAGCACGACGGCGCACATTGACGGCACAACGGCCGACATTCAGTCCTTTACGCATCGGGAACTCGCGCCCGTGAAGGGAACCTGGAACCTGCTGAAGAAGTTCCTGATGGAGATTGCTTCGCCTGCATCGAATGTGGCCGTGGCTTTGAAATGAGCGAACGCCAATATTTGAAACCGTGACTCCTGAAGATGAGGAGATTTGCAAATTGCGCGAGAAAGTAGTCGAACTGAGGGAACGCATCGCTGGCATGGATAAGGCGCTCTCCGTCGCTCGGGCGCACTCGATAAGTATTTTCAGCGCGATTATCTCGATTCTAGCCCTGTTGGTTTCGCTCTCGTATTTCCTGGGGCATCGCTGATGTGGACGTATTCACAAGGCAGCGGGAAACTAATCGGCGCAGGGGGCATCATGCTCGCGCAGGGCTACTCAGGTGCAGAACCGAACGGCAAAAACAATCCGCTCGCGCAATCGCTTACCGATGTCGGCCCCATTCCTCAAGGAACCTACACCGTCGAAGAACCAGTCGACACCATCGAGCACGGACCGTACGCCCTCGCGCTCACGCCCGACCCTGCGAACGAGATGTTTGGGCGCGCTGGCTTCTTGATGCACGGGGATTCGTTCACTCATCCTGGCAATGCCTCGGAGGGCTGTATCATTCTGCCGCTATTTGCGCGGAACCGGGTCTGGGAGAGCGGTGACCACGTTTTAGAAGTAGTTGCTTGATCTCACGGTTGGCCTTTCGCTAGTTTGTCCCTCAATGCGGCCAATCTGTCGGCCCAATAAAGAGTACCTGCATCCATGATAATCGGTAATTTTTTCCCAGCTATTTCGGCTCTCATCTCTGCAATCAGCGCGTCTATCCGCGCCAAGACATCCGGGCCTGGTCCCCATTTGGCTAATTCGGACGACAAATCTACTTGTTGGTGAAAACGTAACGCTTCTAAGGCATCTTGCAATCTTTGATGCTGTGGGTATTCGTGACAAACACATTTGCATCCCGGCTGCGGCACGTCCGGCGAGACGGCGGGTGCGGCCACATGTACCACTTCGTTGACTGCATCAAGGCCAGCACGGGTAATAACTCCACAGCACGAATCACAAAGTTTCCACCAGATTTGGTCAAACGCCCCCTTGCGGCTTGGCTTCACGACTCGCCCCTTTCGCGCTTGGCGTCGGCTATCTTATTTGCTGTTACGGTTATGGAAATATGCACGTGTACCACGAATTTCCTTTCGCATTCGCTGCATTCCCACTCACAAAGCATCTCGCCCTGCTGTACAATTGATTCTGTAAGATTATTCATCTCGCCACAGTAAGGACATCCGCTCTTTCCAGCGTCGAAGGAACTCTCGCGCGTCCCCGTGTAAAATCTGTCGCGTGCTGAACCTAAACACTGGATAGCCAAGCAGTTGCGCTTCGTTGTATTTGACCATATCTTTTTCCATCCCGGCGCCTCGGCTGTGTCGGCCCTGCACATATACGCCGCCCTCGATCTCAATGAGGCAGGACATCCCACCATCAAACCATACTTTGTAGTCGCTTCTCCACTTGCGCGTCTGGTAAAACCGGAACTCTGGCACCCACTCAAGACCTAATTCGTCTAGGTGATGCTCGAGTAGGATTTGACTCCCGGTTCTCTTGCGCACGCCGGTTTTGTTTGTGCCTGTCTTGTTCATGGCCGCACCGGACTCGAGATGGCGTACAGAATGCCCGTCAGCGCACAGGCGCACGCCAGCAGGATCAGTAGGTATCTCACCGTTGACCTCCTGCCTTCTCATTCATAAATGAAATGGAGTTTGTCACAATTTTTTGAACGCATTTTCGGCACAAATCATCTCCCGTATTACCGTTATATTCCCTATAAACTCGAAAGTAGACATGCCATCCATCTTCACGACCAGGATTCCGGCCATAAACCACATCGTGAAACTGATTTCCTATCAGTAGGATTTCGTCACCACATTCATCACAATAGTGCGATGTGCTCATGGCTCCTCCTTACACTCCCTCCCGTGCCGCTCCTTGCTGCGATACTGATCCCCACACTTCTCGCACGTGAACACCTTGAACCCTCCCAGGTTGCGCGTGTCGCTCGGGCCCATACCGGCCTGCGTCTCACGCGCTACGTCGCTCTCCTGGTTGATGCGTTTCAGCATGGCCGCGCGGCGCCGCGAGCGTTCGGCTGGATCGTCGGGAGTAAGTCTAAATTCGCTCATGTGCACTATTATCCAGCATTTGTTTTTCTCATTTCCCTTCTAGCACTCTTCAGTGATTCAGCGATGCATTTGCATAAAGTCTTGATAAAATCATCGGTAAAATCTTCTATCCTACATTGTTTCACGTTTATCGCCACATCCGTTAAACCAGTCACGGAATCAAATTCCACTTTCAATATTTCATGCGTCATGCGACACCCCGAGTTTTCTCCCTGAATTATCCTTACGCCTTGGCGGGCACGGATCAATCAAAAAAAGCGCAAACTTGAAAGCGGCTAACCAGTCCGTAAAATCCTGATAGGAGCGTCCCAAACTTGCTCTCCAATGGCCGCCAATCCTTCTGACTTTAGCCTTTGCGCGTCTCATTGTGGCCTTCTTTATGGTCTATCCAGTAAGAACGTATTCACCAAGGCAATTCCAATTGCAGTACCAATAAATACGCCACACAAAAACCCCAGCGGATCAGTGTTGTAAATGGAACCGTTACTAGTCCGAAATAACCAAGACCCGATGGCACCAGCCAGTAACAAAATTATAACGTTCACTCTCTTTTCAGCGTTGTCCACTAGATTCTCCCGTGGCATTTGCGCGTTTCATTGTGGAACGTATCCACTTTCTTGCGCGCATCTTCTGCACCAAACTCGTATTTCCTCGCTGGTATGTAACGGTCCGTCAATAGAACAATGCACGTCTTCCTCTCCAGCGAAGGCGATATCGGCACCGTTAAGAACATGCTCGCAGATGAACATCGCAGGCTGTAATCCATGCGTCGAGCAATCAATCTTCTTGTTAAGTTTCACTTCTCGGTCCGTGATTACTTTCATGCGTTCACATCGCCCTCTTCTGCGCTAGATCTCGGATCATCGCGCCGAGCTCGTGAGGTTTGAAGTTTTCTGTTTTTGACTTTGATTGTGAACCAGAAGGAACCGCGCTCCGGGTTTGAGCGCGTTCTTTCTTTGAAGGACGGTTAAAGGACGGTTCGGGTGACACTAGTGACACCCCCCCGGTGACAGTATCTGACACCCCCTGGGCGACAGTTTGACACCCCACGGGTGACAATTTGACACCCGGTATCGAATAGAGATTACATCCGTGCGGTCCTTTCCCTTTGTCAATGGTCAACTCGGAATGAAATCCGTGCTGGTATCGTGTCAGACGGCGAATGGTTCTCTGTACAGTGCGCTCACTAATTCGTGATTCCTTGGATAGAGTTTTTATCGAAGGCCACGCACCACTACCGTCAGACTTGGCGTGGTTCGCAATCATAAGCAGTACTACGAAGGAGTTACCTTTGTGGCGGGATTTCTCGATTACCCACGAAATTGCTTGAACTGACAAGTTCCTCTCCTGCAAGAGGTGAGGCTGAGTGTGCAGGCACCCAGCCCCGAGTTCAACGAGTTCATGCGATACAGGCGCACTCATCTTAGCGCACCGTCACCGCGCATGTCAAGAGCCTCGCGCAAGATTCTTTTTACTGCCTGCCTGTTGCGGATGTGCTGCGCCTTGCTGATGATATCTGGCTCGTAGTTGCCGTGGTTTATGTAGTAAAGCAGCTTCTTGTGCGCAAGATTCACTTGGCGCCTGGGTGACCGGCTCATGCGTTTCCCTTGAAAATGACCCGGACAAGGTATTCGACAATCGCCCACATGGACAGAGCAAGCAGCAGAACGAACAGCAGTACAGTGGGAACGACTCTCTCAAACTTGTCGATCATGACGGATGTGATGCAGGCAAAAACAGCGACGATCATGATTATCGGAAGCCATATCAGCAGATCATGAAATGGTGCGCTCATGCGTTCCCCTCAGTCAGTTAGGACTTCATGCTCACACACTATATCGCCACATCCCGGGTCGCGATCTTGTGGATGAATCTTATAGAACCTCTCGGCAGCGCACCCGACTATGCGCCACGGTAACTTACAAACTTCGGAGATCTCTGGAAATAGACGGACTCGCACAACTTTCTTTAGTAGTAGCTCAATTTGTTCGATAGGCTCCCCATCTACATTAAGCTCTGCTAATGAATAGTGAAATAAAATTAGCCGTGCTGGTTGCCATTCGCTCATGCGTCCACCTTCTTGCTCCAGCGCAAGCTTACGTGTTCTTTGGTGTGGCAGTCGGATACGAATCTTCCACATCGAACTTCGCCATTATGGAGACAGTCACAACGGCCAACTGTTCCACGTTGGATGTGATGCCATTCGCCCCGATATCCATCTGCACCTTCCTCTGGCGCTCGTCTGCCGCAAGCTCTACAGCGCGACATATCTCGTTCAAAAATTTCGTGACGCCGTACTCCTTTATCCACGGCCCCATAGAGATAGTCGTGGCCATCGACTGATACGAAACTCCTGGGGTCTTGGAAAGCTCTATTTTTAGTTGCTCCGTTGTCACGTTTCGCTCCCCTTGGCATCGGCGTACTATTTCGGTTCCAGCGTTTTGTGGTCAAGGAATCGGGAAACCCCCTGAGACACACAGCTAGAACCACACGCATCCTTGATCGTGGAGTTTTCTGGTTGTCCGACAGACGGCAAAATAATGAGTGTTCCATGCGGAGTGACTTTCAAACGATACCAGTGATTGACCTCTCCCTTGGCTTTACCGCAGAAGTCACAAGTGTCCTGGTAGGCTCGACTCATCGGAACCAACTGTAAAGCAGTATCCCAAGCAGCGACGCGAGCCACAGCCGCATGGCCCAGGTGTAGAAGCGCGTGGTGCTGTTCATCGCTTCGCTAACTCCCTAGCAAGGGTAGCGCAGAAAACCTCATCCGCTACTTCGTACATCTTTTCGCTGCGCATAGCTGCAATTTGTTTAAGTGCTTTAGCTGCCTCTATCGTGATCTTGACGGTTGTAAGCTTCGGAGTGTTCTTTTGCATGGCTGTAAAAGTACAACTTTGGTATTGACAAGTCAAGTGGAAAGTTGTAAAAGATACTATGCTCACCGAGGGAGGCAAAACCATGGAAAAGCCAGCACAGATACCCCCGATCCTGACGCCAGAAGGAATCGAAGAGTTTCTCGCGCGGCGGATCGAGGCAGACAAGCGGGCGTTGCGCTTTGACGCACGGCGGCTCGAAGCGATGGAGCGCGAAGCGGGCTGCAACGAGGTGGGAGAATGAGCCACACTTGCAGGAACTTCGATGAATGCCGGATGTGCGGTGCTCATTTCTGCGTGGATTGCGCGCCGGAAGGCACCGAGTTTTGCTCCGGGGATTGCGCTCACGACTGGTACGAAAGATTGCGCGAGGGGCCATTTGATACGCTCGAAGAAAGGGACGGACTCGTATGAGCGCCACAGACACAACTGCACTGATTCACGTCACAGATGGGCAGATTGTCGCAGGGCCAGAACTGGAGTTTGCAATAAAAGATTTGACCGCGCGCGCCGAACTCGTCAAGGCCGTATCGGATCAAGAGAGCTATGCAGAGGCACTCGAAATCTGCGCGGACGGTGAAGCGGATGTCAAGATGATCCGCGCGGCTGCGGAACCGGAACGGTTGCGGCTACAACGAATACTCGATGAGCTGCGCGACCAGCGCAACGTGGTCATCAAGCAGATCGAAGACATTACTTCTCCGCTCAACCGCATGGCCCGCGACTGGAATATCAACCGGGAGCGCGCCGAGGCCAAGGCGGAAGAGGATCGGGTGAATCGCGGCAAGAAGCCTGAGCAGCGAGTCCATGTGCAGCCAAACATTCCAACCGTTCCAGGCAAGCGCATTGTGCTCCACTATCGGGCTGAAGTGCTCAACCCATCTGCATTACTCAACGCCTATGTCGGAGCGCGCGGCCCTCGGAAGGAATTTCTGCGCCAGTTCGTAACGGTGGATCAGCAAGCCATTCAAAAGGTTTTCCGCGAAGAAATCAAAGACCCAAAGGAAGCGGCCAAAGTGATACCGGGCGTCAAATTCACAATTGAATAGGGAACCGAATGCCGCACGCAAAGCGAAAAGCTGTCCGTAAACCGATCCCGTCTCGCCGCGCTCCTACCCAAGCGATCGTTGTGCGCGCACCGGCTGAAAAGCCATGGCTGTTGCAGCCCGAAGAGATAACACTCATCAAGAACGTGGTCTGCAAAGGCGCGTCGGACGTGGAATTGCAGTACTGCCTAACTGTGGCGCGGCGGTACAAGCTGGACCCATTCCAAGGGCAAATTTGGTTTGTACCGCGCTGGGACTCGGAAGCGCAGCGCACGGACGGCCGGACCGGAACGAAGGTATTTGTTCCCGTTGTGGGCATCAACGGGATGCTGCACATTGCTGCACGAGATCACCGGGACTTTGGCAGTTATTCGCAACCGGAATACGGACCCATGATCACCGTCGAATATCAGAAGCTCGGACAGGGGCCAAAGCTAAAACTCCAAGTTCCCGAATGGGCGCGCGTCAGCACGAAGAAAAAGGGCTGCACCGATGCCACGGTTGGCGAGGTGTGGTGGGAAGAAATCTACAAGAACATCGACTTTGCACCAACGGTGCGGCAGATGCCACGCCTCATGCTCGCCAAGTGCGCCCGGGCCCAAGCCACACGCACAGCCTATCCGAGCACAGGCGGACTGCTGATACCCGAAGAGACGCACGGGCCCGAGTTCGAGAACATAACGCCAGGCGGTCGGCTCATCACGCCAGCCGAACCAGTGAACCCGGCGCTTGAAAAGTATCTGGAGCGCGAGAAAGAGCAAATCTCCAAACTCACGCCCGCGCAGCGCGAAGTGGTTGAACGCAAGATGAGCGAGGCCGAAGAAGCCAAGAAGACGCTGGGCTATCGCTATTACCAGGAGAGCGAAACTTACCGCATTGGCGGTCCCGCTCAACTCATACACGACAACATGGAATTGCTGAAAGAGCTGTGGAGCCCAGTGGCCAAGAGCTTCGTAGCGAATGCGTCCCAACTCGGGAAACTGATCTCGCAATTCGAGCAGCGCGGCGTGCGATTCAAGAACATGGACGCGCGGGAGGATCCGAAAGTTGAATAAAAATCCGAATCCGATGGGCTGGAAGCTTGCGCAATTCATAGAAACCTATCCATCGTGCCTTGGGCCAGGTAAAAAGAAACGATGGCGCGATGAGTTTCAGGGGCGAATGATTATCGTGCGCCGCGCGAAATCAACCGAATTGGCGCCTGATACTTTGCGCGCCCAAAATTTTAGCGGGTGTAGGCATAAGCTGTATATGGTCAAAGAAGTGCCGGATGGATGGAAATCACTTGTCGTCTGCGAAGCGATGTTTATTTTGATGGAGTGATATGCCCAGCAAAAAGATGGCTCTGGAGTGGCTACAGTCTGAAGTGAACAAGGGCCGCGGCGATGAGTCGTGCCATGTAATTGACGTAGCAAAAGAACAGCGCGAGCGCATTAAGAACGAGAAGCGCAAGACTCGTTTCGTTTTGGTCTGCGGAGATCCCGATCTGTGCTCCAGGTTCGATGCGGAAAAGGACCGCATTTTCAAGCGTGTCCGCAACAAGTCGATCATGATTGATTTGATGATTCGCGCCTGGACTGAAGCTCTCTCAGATGGAGAACTCGATAAGATTATGGCTGCGATGGATGGACCGGAATGACTGGACCTCGCTTACTCGCGCGTCTCGCAACGCCGCTCAAGGATCAAAGGCGGAAATGCCAGTTTTGCCTCAAAGAGTTTTCGCCGCGCAGGGCCGGCCAGAAGTATTGCTCTCGTAAATGCACGAACAGGTGGTGAGACATGGAACGGAAATGGGAACGCCGCAACCTGGCAACAAGCGGAGCGCGCAGCAATCGCCGAGAATACAACCGTCTCTACATGCGGCTCTGGCGCTCCGAGCATCCGAAGCAAGTGCAAAAGAAGCGGTGCGTCGAATGCGGGCAGTGGTACGAGCCGGACAAATTCAATCCCAGCCAGCAGAAGTTTTGCTCTCCGACGTGCAATCGGAGACAGAAGGCACGGCGCATGCGCCTTCTGTTATTCCCCCTATCGCGGAAGATTGCTTGAGAATCGCGCAGGGAAGGCCGTACGCAAGCGCAGCTCCGCTCTTTGATGGGTTACCTGCTAGCATGGCCTGAGATACGCGCTTCTGCCGTTGCAACGGCGTTGCCGAGGGGATTTAGATAGCTCCATGGACAAACTGTACCGCAAACGCTGCATATTCTGTTGGAAGTACTTCAAAAGCCCCAAACCGAACGCGCGTTTCTGTCCTGGCACGAATCACCGCTGGCAGGATTGGGCGCGCAAGCACCCGAGGAGAAAAAGTCATGCTGATTAGATTTGGTGCTTTAGCTGTATTGTGTTGCGTGATGGGATGCCAGCCCAAGCCTTTGACTCGCGAACAGCAAATAGGAGCCTATCGCACATGTGTTGACGCTGGAGACACTCCAGTGGTTGTGCGTAACTACAGAGATGACATCATAGATGTCCAATGCGATCCACACGAAAGAGTTATCACGAAGGCCAACAAATAAAAACCTGTTGACACTTTATGGAACTGTGGCATAGTACCCGCTGAAAGTAGAAGTTTTACCGCATCCACTGCGGAATGATTTGTGTGGCTGCCCATCGTGGCGAAACTCGTAAGTGATATTCTCGTCCTGAATGCTTTCGGTAAACTGAAGTTTAAAACCCGTTCCAAAAACGCTGAGCGATTGGTCAGGCGCGGATTGGCGGTTTGGAAAAGTCATACGGAAATTCAGTTGAAGATACCGTTTGTCAGGGCGCTCGAGAAATTCTCCAGTTCAAATGATGTCCATCCAAAATCGCGTGGCGTTACTGGCGGTATACTGCGCCACGACCGACGTAGGAACGCTGAAATTAGAGAACGGCGAGAAGCCGATGCGGACGGATTTCATACGATCGAGCAATGGTTGGCAAGGATCGCATTTTACGGATGGCGTTGTCGGTATTGCGGTGTCGATCTTAACATGAAGACTGTGACGAAGGATCACCAAATTCCCTTGGCTCACTCCGGTTCTGAGTGGGCCTCCAATCTCGTACCGAGTTGCAAGCCTTGCAATAGCTGGAAGGGCGCGCGATCGGTTAAGGTTCTCTCCTGATTGGCTAGAAAAACTGTCCGCATAGAAACCCCCACCGGAACCAGTTATTACGTCTCTCCTGCCAAAGCTGCCAAAGCATTAGAACGCCAAAAGCAGCGAGAATATCTCCAGAAAATGCGCGCCCGCGGTGAAACGCGCGGATGGCAGCAAAAGCCCTCTGGTTACGTATGTGTGTGGCAATTCATTCAAGGGGGACGCTTCCAGCCCATCACGTGAAGCTTCTCTGCTGCTGTGAAATCCAGATTGACGGCAAATCCTACACGCTCAAACGCTACGCACCAAAGCCCCCGAATGGCGCTTTGATGCATATCAAGCGAAAGCACCAAGTCGCCCAACGCTATATGCGGCAGATGAACGCCCGCATTGCCCGCCTCGCGTGAAACTGCGCCCCAAGCACAAACGCTTCGTTGCTGAATACCTGGTAGACCTCAACGCCACAAAAGCCGCTATTCGTGCAGGATACAGCGAAAAGTGGGCCTGGAAGAATGCGGCGCGCTTGACTGCAAATGAAGGAATTGCTCGCGCGATTCATGAAGGCCAAGCCAAACGCCTCGATAAGTTGGACATATCGGCTGAGCGCGTCCTGCGCGAAATCGCCCTGCTCGCTTTCTCTAACATGGACGATTACACAAAAGTGGAGAACGGGCGCAGAGTCCTCGAAACGAAAAACCTCACGCGTGATCAGATGGCTGCGGTGCAAGAGCTGACTGAAGATGCGACAGGGGGAACAGGCGACGGTGAACGCCGGCTAATTCTGCGCACCCGCTTCAAGCTCTCCGATAAGGGCATCAACCTCGAGCGTCTCGGCCGTCACTTGAAACTCTTCACGGACAAGATGGAACTGTCGGGAGACTCTCTGCTCATCGAGCGTCTTGCGGCAGGCAGGAAAAGACTCCAAGAAGGAGGAAAGGGGGGATGAATGTGAGGCGATTACTTGCGGTATTGTTTTTGCTCGCGGCTCCATGTTGCTTTGCGCAGAACCAGAGTGTTACCGGTGCGCTCAACATCGTGGACGCGAACACGTGCGGCGTGAATGCGACCACCACGGGTTCCACGGTGCTACTGAGTCCGCTCAACAACAATTCAGCGTCGATCGTGATTCAGCTCTCGGTGCCGAATGCCTTCTCAGGCACAGCATCGTTTCAGGGAACGGGCGACGCGGTGAACTGGGTAAGCGTAAACGCTCTGCCGCTCAGTGGGACGCAAACCGCGGTAACGACAGCAACCGGTGCCGGCGCTTGGCGTGTCACCGTATCAGGGTTGCAAGCGGTGCGCGTTTGTTTGTCGGCTTATACGAGCGGCACCGTCAATGCCAGCATTACGAGCTCGCCAGGTCCATCGGCAAACGGGCTAGGTGGAAGCGGTGGTGGCGGATCCGGAACGGTCAACTCCGGCACTGCAACGCAGGCAGCGTATTACGCAACCACCGGCGCAGCGGTGAGCGGTGATCCAGCGTTAACCGACAACGGCACGGCACTCGATTACAGCAACTTAGGTGGGATCGACGCGACTGCCGGTCCCATCCAGTCTGCCAGCGACGGCACTCACGCGGGCTTGCTCAGTTTGGTTGGCAATACGACGGTACCGGCTTCGCTGCCAGCCAACAGTTTTGGCTTTCTCGGTCCTAATTCGGCTTCATTCACTTCATACTTTTTCCAGTGTCCCGGCACAGCGCCGTCTGCGGCATCCCTTATTGAAGTAGCCGCCGTGTCGAGTAACGTCAGTGCTTGCACGTTTCCGGCATTATCGACATTTATCACCACGAGTACTAGCGCAGGTGGCGATCTAAGCGGGACTTATCCGAATCCCACAGTTGCGCAGGTAAATGGCGCAGTCGTTCCAGCATCGGCTTGTTTAACAAACACGAATAGTAGCAGACAGTTCGGAGCGGTAACTTGTGCAGCGGGACAGATCCCTAATGGAGCGGCAGCTGGCTTTACGGCTACCCCAGCCTTAGGAACTGATAACAGCGTTGCTGGCACATTGCAACTCTCAAATGGATCAGCCAACGCCCACACAATCTTTGGTAGTGCAGCAACAACATCGAATACGATCCTTGGCTTTGCCACCGCTCCGACAACGGGAGATATCGTTAGCTGCACCACGGCCACAACGACATGCACGCTGACGGATTCGGGAGTTTTAGCTTCATCGGTGCTTCACGGGACAGTGACGATCGCTCAAGGAGGTACAAATGCTACCTCGGCGCCCTCTGCGGGAGCGATTCCAGACACGTCGAGTGCTACAGCCTCTTCGTGGACAGTAACGCCAACACTGGGGCTAAGTGGTACGGCTGGCACGCTAACCGAATACAATAATACGGCGACAACCACTTGGGCTAGTGGGGCCACGACATCCAATACAATACAAGGTTTTACCACTGCCCCCACTACGGGCGATATAGTGGATTGCGTAACTACCAGCACAACGTGCTTGCTTACGGATTCGGGCGTGTTGGCTTCCAATATAACTACGAACTCCGTCAATTATCCAACGAATTCAGTCACTTATGCCACCGGGAATCATACGCAAGCAGGGAGCGCCAATCTCACTTGGTCTAGCCCTACTTTGACAATTGGAGCGTCTGGCACAGCAGGAAGTTTAGCGGAATACAACAACACAGCTACCACAACCTGGGGCAGTGCGGCCACCACTTCAAATACAATTCTTGGATTTGCTACGGCTCCTACGACCGGCGACCTTGTAGACTGCGTTACGGCAAGCACGACTTGTACCCTTACGGATGCTGGAGTTCTTGCCGCCAATGTGACTACAAATTCCTCGAACTACCCAACGAACTCGGTAACCTATGCGACAGGCAACCACACGCAAGCTGGCAGCGCGAATATGACGTTCAGCGGCGCGGCCCTGACTTTGGGAGTTTCCGGTACGGCGGGAACGATTCTCACCTACCCAGCGAGCGGGAACTTTACAACGACATTCGGCAGTGCAGCTACGGCTTCTAACACGATTCTCGGCTTCGCTACCGCGCCTACCACGAATCATCTTATCTCTTGCGTGACAAGCAGCACGACATGTACGCTGACAGACAGCGGGATCTTAGATACTGCGGCGGGAATCTTAGCGGCTTGCACGGGCTGCGCTCCGCTCGCTTCCCCGACATTCTCCGGTACGGTTTCATTGCCATTCCCTGTGACCGTTTCAGGAACAGCGAACTCAGGTGGTATCCCTTGCTTCAATTCTGCAACCAACCTTGAAACATCGGCAGCGATAGCTTCCGGTGCGCTCGTGGCTGGCGGTGGTGCGGGGGCTTGCGTCGGCACGGCTACAGCAACGCAGGTGTTGGCAGCGGCTACCGGGGGCACGGGGCCTCTTTTGGTGACCGGAGTCCTCGATGGAGACGTTCCCGTAACGATCACAACTGGCACTAGTGCGACGCTCGGCGCTGCCACTTATCAGAGTGGCTACACGATGAACCAGGAAGGGACGGCTGGCACGGGAGTCACGTACACACTTCCGGCAACAGTCAAGGGGATGCAGTATTGTGTCGCGAACTCAGGTACGACCAGCGTGGTGAATATAGGCGTATTGACTGTCTATCCACCGGCAAGCTCATACGTCATCTTAAATGGAGTCGTGAATACGGTGGGCGGCGGCGGGACGCACGGTGTAGCTTCGGGCGGCGCGGCGGGAGACGCAGCTTGTTTCGTGGCGATTGATGCGACTCACTGGCAGGTCTGGGTTGGATCAGGAACTTGGACAGAAAACTAGCATGAGAAAAATTCTCTTCATCTTGTTGCTGCTTTGTTCCTGCGTTCCGGCGCAGTGTCAGACCTTAGTTGCTCACATCAGCGCCAATGGAACAAACACCTTCACCACATCTGCCATCAATTGCACGGGAGCGAATTTTATTGTGCTCAGTTTTTCGGGAATCATACCCAATTATGCGACTTACAGTGACAGCAGTAGTAACTCGTATACGTCCTTGACTAAGTATCTTGGAGGCGTGCAAACTAACGGGTATAATTATCAGGTCATCAGTTATACCGCTTCCGTCGCTACGGTCAGCTCAAGCCAAACGTTCACCGCCACAGGTACTGGCATCGGCGGAACGCTTACAGTTTCATGCTGGAGCGGAATGGCCACTTCATCCGTTTTCCAAACAGGTACAGATAGCGGCAGTAACAACACGTCAGCCTCGCTAACATCAATACAACCTGGTAACATTACTCCGAGCGGACCAACGCTGGTGATTACGGGGCTTTCATGGGCCACTGCAACTGCAGCGTCGATCAATGATAGCTTCACGATCACGGACCAAATGTATAATATCAGCAGTTATGACGGTGCAATGGCTTATTTAGTGCAAGCCTCCGGGAGCGCCATAGATCCAACGTGGTCATTTTCGTCTACATTCGCCGCTACCTGCATAGCAGCATTCAAAGGTGCCACCGTGATCACCCACCATCCCCCGCCTGGTATAGTCCGGTGACAGTGTGAAATACCATTGGATAAAACTTGCGTTGTCTACGCTGTTGCTATTGCCGGCATTGTGCCACGCCCAAAGCGTACAACTCGCCAGCGACAATTTCCAGCGTCCACCATCGAATCCCATGAGCGGGAACTGGACGCCAGAGTCAACGAATTCCGCCGATGGGTACACGACCAATCAAATCATGACGGTTGGTCTTGCCGAGCAAGTATTCGTCAGTGCAAACAATCTCTCTGGATATTCCTATTGGAACGCGACTGTACCGCCGAACGCCCAATATGCGGAAGTCACGTTGGCAAGTATCGGTTCTGCCGGTACGGGCAGCGTCGGCGTATCGCTCAGAATGGGCGCTGAAGGCGCGGAAACATCCTATGACCTCTACGTGCTGGAGTTCGACTCGACTCACTACGACGCTATTATCCAAGTGACCGCAGGAGCCGTCAGTACAATCTTGGTAGAGAATGAAGTTATGGGGACGCCCACGGCTGGGGATATTATTCGCGGAGAAGCCAAAGGGAGCACATTAAATCTATATTACAATGGCACGCTTGTAGCGACCGTGGCCGATACCACTTATACGAGTGGTTACTTCGGGATTTATGAGTATGGGGCCGTGGTCGCTGACGCCGCGATCAGCGCGTGGGATGCGGGCGGTTTCCTGAGCGTGGAGATTAGCGGCGGGGAGCTTGACGGGGGCCTTGCGAGATGATCAGTATGCAGCCCGCAGTAACCTCGATTGACCTGCAACTCGCTGACGAGATATCGCAGTTTTATGCGGACCCGCTCGGCTTCGTCAAATTCTCATATCCCTGGGGAGAGAAAGGATCGCTTGAACAATATGCTGGTCCTGACACCTGGCAGCACGACTTCCTTACCGAGCTCGGAGCGGAAGTGGCGAAGCGAAGATTCGACGGCATCCATCCGGTGGCGCCGATCCGCATGACTACGGCATCTGGCCACGGCATCGGGAAGTCTGTGCTGGTCGCGTTCATCGTGAATTGGATCATGAGTACGCGGCCGGATGCGAAGGGTACCGTTACGGCCAATACGTTCCAGCAGCTCAGTACGCGCACCTGGGCCACGATCCAGACTTGGACGCGCCGATGCATTACCGCGCACTGGTTTGAGGTGACCAACTCCAAGATTTATCACAAGCGTTACCCGGAATCATGGTTTTGCTCGGCGCAGAGCTGCAAGGAAGAGAACTCGGAAGCGTTCGCCGGCCAGCACAACGCCAATTCCACCAGTTTTTATATCAACGACGAAGATTCGGCGGTGCCGGATAAGATCCACGAAGTGGAGGAAGGCGGCTTGACGGACGGTGAGCCGATGATCTTCCTCTTTGGCAATCCTACCCGTAGAAAAGGGCGCTTTTATGAGGTAACATTCGGGGAAGCGCGGAACCGCTGGAGCGTGCGATCAATCGACTCCCGCAATTGCGCATTCTCGAATAAGGAACTTATCAATGAATGGATCACCGATCGCGGAGAAGATTCTGATTTCGTGCGCGTGCGTGTACGTGGCATCCCTCCTCGCGCAGATGACAGTCAGTTTATTGACATGGACAGAATCACACAAGCTCAGCGCCGTGATGTTTTTACTCTATCTGACGAACTTCTTATTGCTGGCGTTGATCTCGCTTGGGGCGGCGAAGATAGCAACGTCGTTAGGTTCCGAAGAGGAAAAGATGCCAGGTCAATTAAACCGATTGTCATCCCCGGAGAAAAGACGCGAGACGCCAGCGTAATGGTGGTGAAGCTTGCAGAACTCCTTAATAATTCGTATAGCGGGCAACGTATTCATACTATGTTCATTGATTCTGCTGGCATTTCTGGCGCTGTTGGGGCTCGTCTACGTGACCTGGGGCATCGTAACGTTGTGGAGATCAATTTCGGAGCGGATTCACCGGACGCGCACTTCGCGTACATGAGGGACTACATGTGGGGACAGCTCAAGGAGTGGCTAATCACGGGCGCGATTGACTCCGACCCACGGCTCGAGGTTGACCTATCCGGTCCCGGTTACACGCTCGACAACAAAGTGCGCGTGAAGCTTGAGGCCAAGAAGGAAATGAAAAAGCGAGGCGTCGATTCACCGGATCACGCTGACGCCCTTGCGCTCACCTTCGCGCAGAAGATTGCATTGCCACCGAAGAAATCGTTTCCGATCCAGCGGCCAGCATCGGCTTGGACGTGACACCACCAAACGTAATCCAAGTAGCCGTGCTTAAGTATCCCATCGACACGGAACAACGCGTGATCGTTTGCGATCCGCCGCTTACTGGCATCATCACGTTGCCGAACACGGACGCGACGATTCTCTTCTTCACAGACTTGAACGTGGAGGGTATCGGCTTCCCGGAGATGGCCTTTGTGAACGAGATCATCTCGGAGAACGAAGGCGTGCTGCTGATCCAGCGCGGTTCAAATGGAAGCTGGACCTATAAGCATGCGGCAGGCGTAAAGATACTGTCAGGACCGCCCCCGAATTTCGTTGAATTCGATCCTTCGGGTCCGTGCGACGTCTCGCCGTGGGATCAAATCGTGAACTCGGGAAACGGCAATTTGTGGTATTGTCCCACGAGTACGCAGGTGTGGACGAGGCAGAGCTACTGAGATGAGATGGCGAGCGCAACTCGAAACAAGGACCTTAGGCGATGGCTATTCTCTAACCACGCCAAATACGCGCACGTGGATGTGCGCTGCTGACTGGTCTAAAAGTATTGCTGCCGAGATTATGGCTGTAGGAATAGAAAAGTGGCTGGAGGTGGACTGTGGCCGAACTGAAAGCAAAGACACGCAACGCTCTTGCTGACCGCGTTTTCGGATTGCCGAGCGAGCGCAAATACCCTATGCCAAATAAATCTCATGCCGCGAACGCGAAGGCTCGCGCTACGCAGATGGTCAATAAAGGTAAGCTGTCGGCCGCATCCGCCGCAAAGATTCGTGCGAAAGCAAATCGCGTCCTCGGTAAATCCAAAGGAGAATAACGCAATGCCAAACATCCTCGGCTATCCAGCAAAAGTAGCAAAGCCTCCCAAGGCTGTCGAACCCGGCCCGGTGCAGAACGACGCCATGAAGAAGGCGAAAGAGGCGCAATGCACCAAGACGGGCGCACCGAGCGGCGGCGGTTACAAGAAGTAATGAGAAGGCACTTTTGCTGGCTATTCGGTCATGTTCCTAATCCACGGAAATGTTCGCTCGGTTGCTGGCACTGCCTGTACTGCAAGAGGTACCTGGATATATGAGCGAAGCACTGATTCATCCATGCGCGGTAAGCGTCGCATACGATGCCCCAACGGGTCGCATGATTATCACCTACCGTCACAAGCTTGTTGATGGCCAATGTGCCGTATGCCGCGAACCGATCGTTTATCTCAAGTTTGAGAAAGACGAAACGGTGGTTACGAATTCGTGAGAATACCGCTTAACGATTACCGGGCGATGAACAAGATCAACGACATCGCCTTCCACGTTAACGATCTCCACACGGAGTCGGCACCTCGGACGCCGATTCCCCACTCAGCCGGCCAGGAAGGAGCCGGGGAGATTCCTTCCACAAAATCATGCGAGACGTTGCCAGCGCCACCTACGGCGCAAAAGAAGACGAAGCGCCGAAGAAGGTAAGCAAGGTTGAGTATCCGTCCTATCATCAACCTGGCATGACCGTCCCCAAAGGCGGTTCCATGTGCCAGAATTGCCGCTTCCTGGGCAAAGACAAATTGACCTGCACGAGCCAATACTTTATCAAATGGCACGGCTCGAACGTGATCCCCGCACCGATTGACGAGTACTGCAGCGACTGGTATGAGAGACGTTGAATCGTTCAGCGGCACCAAAACGCAACGATATGATGGGCCGATTCTATTTGCCGTGCGTCACGGAGAATCGGCAGGTAATGCAGAAAACAGATTCCGTGGCTTCACTGATTACCCGCTCGACCACAAGGGACTCGAACAGGCCCATTACGTCAACGAAAGGCTCAAGAAGGTTCAGTTTGGATTTGCCTTTTCAAGCGACCTGCGACGCGCGGCCGAAACTCTCGACATCATCATTGACGGGCGGGATTGCGAGATTCAAAGGCTTGCGGCCATGCGGCCTTGGAATATCGGAGATTTCGCTGGGATGCCGAAGATTAACGAGAATCGCTCAAAGCTTCAAGCTTATGCGGACCATCCGCACATTCCTGTTCCGAACGGTGAAGCTCTTGGCTGGTTCCGAGCACGCTACGGCGCTTTCTGGACAGATGTCATCAGTCTTGCCTTGCATAGCAAAGGTCCTGGGTTACTTGCTCAACATGCCAGCAACAATCATGAGATCGGCAATATCATTTACAGAGACATTGACGCGGTGGACGTGGAGCCTGGGGGAATTATCGCCATCTACATGACTACCGAAGGGCTGCATGCAAAAGCTTTGACGCAGGTGGCAACAAAAGCACTCGATTACAGCTAGTGGAACCTATAGAGGTCGCCCAGCTTTTCCATGCTCAGTACGAACTGCTTGCGCCGAAGCACGGCTACACTTCCCGCTTTCCCGGTTCGCAATGGGCCGATTTGCCGCAAAACAATCGTGATTTGATGATCGCAGTCGCAGAAGTTGTTCTGTTTGAGATTCGCAAAGCAGACGAGGAGGAATTATGGCACGCGACGTGAATTCCGCAGTAGGCACCATGGAGATGAAGAACTTGGGCGCGCCGAAACAACCGAAGAAGCCGCCCAAGGTGATTGACCACATCCGTATTCACCCGCAGATGGGAGGCGGTGTCACGGTGGCGCATCACTACACCTCGATGCAGCATGAGCCCAAGGTTCATAACTTCGGCATGACGGACGGCTCAGGATTCCAGAAGCATATCGCCAGCGTCACGGGAATGCCCATGGACAGCTCAGGCGAGACGGAAGCGACGCAGCCGAACGATGAGGCGGGAAATGTCCCAAGTTGAAGATAATTTGCCAATCAGCTTTCCGGCTATTCCTGCTGAGGCCTCTTCTTTTCTTTTGGCCGATGTACGGATACCGATTGCTGAACCCTATCGAAAGGAATCTTTCGACGTGGTGAGTTGCCGGATGCGAATGGCCATGGTCAAGGGCTACCGAGTGGCGATGGTCGAGTGCAAGCAGGTTCCCAAGGCGGTGCTATTCGCTTTCAAAAAGGGCGATAGTCCGTGCCTGGTGATCGTGGAGGATCTGGAATTCGATGCCGACTGAACATTTCAAGAGCAAAGAAGCTTACCGAAAAAACATGGCGTACCGCCACATGCACGGCATTCCCTTCACCGCCTCGAATGTCGTGGTTGGCGGGAAAGAGCACAAGGTAAAACATTCAACGAGCCCAGCGCGCGAGAAGATCGACGCAAAGCAGCGGGCCAAAACATCCGACACCGAATCATCAACCTATAATTGGCGCAATCACCTTGGAAAAGGAAAAAAAGGCAACTGGGCACGCTGATCCGCTGCTTGCGGTTACCGCAGAGCAGGCTATGCAGAAAATAAAAGAACTGTGCGCGAAGGCTTTTCGTGATGGCTACACCGAAGGATTCAAGAAGGGCTTTGAGCAAGGTGCAATGGCAGATGCAGGCAAGTCACCGAAGGCGAATTTGATTATCAGACCCTCTTAATGCGTTCTCCGAATCGCCGCACAACTCAAATCAACAAGTATCAGGTCAGCGATCCCCTCGTTAAGCATATCCTCGATCGCTTCGACTACCAGAAGGAATGCTGGCGCGAGATTCGCGAAGCGGCCAAAGAGGATATGCGCTACGTGGCGGGCGATCCGTGGGACCCGAAAGAGAAGCGCGCGCGGCAAGCAGTCAATCGGCCTTGCCTGACGCTCGATGAACTCGGCCAATATCTCAACGCGCTCATCAACGACGTGCGGCAGAACAAGCGGGCCGTGCAAGTGACGCCGAAGGGCGCAGGCGCGAGCGATAAGACAGCGGAATTTCGAGGCAACCTGATCCGGGCCATCGAGTACGCATCGAACGCGCAGACCGCCTACATCACCGCAGCCGAGAATGCTTTCTCGCGCAGCTACGGATACTGGCAGATCGGCACGCAGTATGTCGCCGATAAGAGCTTCGATCAGGAAATCACCATCAAGCGTATACAGAACCCGGACACCATTTACCTTGACTACGACGCCAAAGAAGCCGATTTCTCTGACGCCAAGGAACTGTACCAAGTCGAGATGATGCGGATTAAAGACTTCAAGGATGAATTCCCAGGAGCGAAGATCACCGACTTCACAACCGAGATGCAGGAGTCGGCACCAGCGTGGATCAAAGCCGAGGAAGTACAGATTTGCCACTATTGGAAGGTGGAACTCACGCCGCGAAAGCTCTATTTGGTCAAAACGCCGAATGGCCCCATCTCGATGTGGGCTGATGAGATTACCGAGGGATTCAACAAGTCGCTCATCATCAAAGAACGCGAAAGCAAGAAGCGCGAGGTATTCAAATACATTACCAACGGCGTTGAAATTCTCGAGAAAGAGCGGTGGGCCGGAAAGTACATTCCGATCATCCCCGTGCTTGGTAAAGAGATGTGGGTCGATGACGGCAACGGATCGAAGCGCATGCTGATGTCGCTAATCCGCCTAGCGCGCGATCCCTATATGCTCTACTGCTACTACCGCACCACGGAAGCGGAACTGGTTTCGATGACTCCGAAGACGCCTTACATGGGCGTTGAGGGACAATTCGACGGACACGAATCGGAATGGCAGCAGGTCAACACGAATCCCACTGCGTACCTGCAATACAAAGCCAAGACTGTGGACACGGGCGACTCTGTTCTACCGGCTCCGACTCGCCCGCCTTACCTGCCGCAGATCGAACCGCTGGAGATGGGCGCCGAATCCGCACGGCGAGCAATCCAAGCAGCCATCGGGATCAATCCACTGCCGACAGCAGCCCAGCGAATGAACGAAAAGTCAGGCGTGGCGATCGAGCGGATCAAATCGCAGGCGGATCAGGGCAGCTTCCACTTCATCGACAACTACGATAGGGCGCTCCAGTATTCGGGGCGCGTGATTGATGACCTGATCGACAAGATTTATGACACCTCGCGAGAAGTGCCGATCCGCAAGCAGAATGAGGAGCACGCACTTATCACCATCAATGACCCACAGCAAGCCGAAGAAGGAGCATTTACCGGCCAAGGTGACCATGGCGTCACCATCTCGGTAGGACCGTCCTTTGACAGCGAGCGCGAAGAGGCATCGAATTTCGTGGACACGCTGATTGACGCTCTGCCGAATCTGCCGATTGATCCCACAGCTAAGCCGAAGCTTCTGGCCATGGCGATTAAGCTAAAAGATATCGGACCGCTCGGCCGCGAGATGTCCGACATCATTTCACCACCAATGACTGAGCAACAGATGCAGGCACAAATGCAGCAGCTTCAGGCGCAAGTGGCCAATTACCAGCAACTCCTTGCCGGTCTGCAGGCCGAGAACCAGAAGCTCTACGCGGAGAAGCAGGGCAAGGTGGTTGACAACGAATACGCGCTCCAGATGCAGCGCCTAAAGAACGATATTACTGTGCTTGTGGCTGAGATCAACACCAAGGCTCAGGACCAGGCACAGCGTCTTGAAATGTTCATGGAGTTCTGGAAAGAACAGCACGGCTCGGCGCACGAACTCGCCATGGCGCAGACGAACGCGCAGAACACTCAGCAACTCGCCGCGCAGCAACAGGCCGCACAACAAGCTCAACAGCAGCAACCAACTCAAACAGGAGGAGACTGATGCCAGACGATAAAGCCGCGTTGGAACCAAGTCAGGAAGTAGAACAGCTAACCGGGGAGGAACGTCAGGAATGGCTCAAGACGGGCGAGCTTCCATCCGATAAGCCGACTCTTGTTGTAACCGAGGAACCCAAGGAAAAGGCGGAAGAACCGGTTGAGGAACCGGAGCAAACGAACTTCAAACAGCCCGCACAATCTGCGAAATCAAAGAGCCCCGGACAGATGGGTTACCGGGAATTGCGCGACAAAGTGACGGAACTCGAACGCAAGCTGGCTGAAGCGACCACGCGCACCGAGCCGCCCGAACCGGCGCGCACACCGATCACCACCACGGAACCAAAAGAAAAGACGGCTGAACGCACCAAGCCGACGCCCACGGACAAGGATGAGAAGGGCGAAGCGAAGTACAAGAGTTACGAGGATTACCTAGAGGATTTGACGGACTGGAAAGCCGAACAGCGGATCATCCAGTACGACAAAGAGCGGACCGAAAAAGCGGCCAAAGCTCAAGTGGAACAGCAGCAAACCGCCGTCTCGCGGCAGTGGGCTGAGCAAGTGGATGCGGCGAGAACCAAACACGCCGACTTCGATACCGTAGCACTCAATAAGGACCTGCCAATTCCACCGGGAAGCGCCATTGAGCAATTTGTGCTGGCGAACCTTGAATCCGGCCTGGGAGCTGAAATGCTCTATCACCTGGGCCAGAATCCCGAAGAAGTCAAAGCGATCAACGCGATGACTCCTGTCGAAGCTGCGCGCCGCCTTGTATTGCTCGAAGCGGAGCTTACCGAACCAGACGAACCTTCCACACCCGCTCCCAAGCGGGTCAGCGATGCGCCACCCCCTGTACGAGAAGCCGGCAATCGGCACGCCACCAACTACGATCCCGCAGATGAGGCGCTGGCCGAGGGCGACTTTGAAAAGTACCGGAAGGCGCAGAACGCAAAGGAACTCGCGAGAGTTCGAAGAGGATAGAAAATCAAGTGAGAAAACTCAGGGAATCACTGGGCTGGATCAGCCTAGCGGTGAACTGTGTTGTGATGCTGGTCGTTCACCACTTCATTCACAGCCATGCCGCGCTTGTACTGATCGCAGCAAACCAGTTCGTATTCGCCGATTGGGTCACGATGGAATCCTTACGGATTCTGCTCAACCAATTGGAAGTCGCGCAGTTTATGAACACGGACTACAACAAGGAATTCACCCGCGAATTCGCAGTGGGTGAAACAGTCCGCGTCAAAAACCCGCAACGCTTCATCATCCGCGACGGCTTGGGCTATCAGGAACAGGCCATTGCGCGCAACTTCACGACCGTGACCGTCGATCAAATCTTCGGCATCGACTTCCAATGGGATTCGGTGGAAGAAGCTTTGAAGATGGAGCGCGGTTCAGACGCTTGGCGGCGAGAGTACATCGAGCCGGCCATGGCGCAGATTGCGAATGAAATCGACACTCGCGCGGCTTTATTCGCAACCAACAACATCAACAACATCGTCGGCGTGCTTGGTCAGGACCCCAACAACATGACCGTGTTCCAGCAAGCCCGCGAGCGATTGATTGAAAAGGCATGCCCGCCTGAGGAAAAGGGGATGATTATCCCGCCTTCGGTGAGCACTGCCCTCGTACCGGCACTCGCCAGCTTCTTCAATCCCACTTCCGAGATTTCCGAACAGTACAAAGAAGGCAGCATGGGGAAGCTGTCGGGCTTTGACTGGTACGAATCAGTCAATCTTTACAAACTGACCGCGGGAACTGCCGGCCAAGGCGGAACCTTTACGGTCAACGGCGCGAATCAATCGGGATCATCTCTCGCAGTGAATGCGGGAGCTGGCGAAACGCTCAACGCTGGCGATGTCATCTCCATTGCAAACGTGAACTTCGTCAATCCGATGACTCGGCGCATTACCGGCCCTGCGTCACCGCTCGGCACCATGCAATTCGTGGTAACCGCTCCGATCACGTTTATCGGTAGCGGCAACGCGGCGGATGTGGTACAGATTAACCCGCCGATCGTCGGACCTGGCGGCGTGCTGCCAGCGAGCGCGTTCAGCCAATACCAGAACGTCGATTCGCTTCCGGCCGCTTCAGCGCAGATCACGCTCTATCCCGGCACCACCGCACCGTGGGGTAAGACAGGGGCCCAGGCTCTTGCCATACACCGCGATGCGATCGCTATGGTTGGCGTGAAACTCTCGATGCCGAAGGCGGTTGAGTTGGCATCGCAGACCCGCGACCGCGAGACGGGCATCAGCGTGCGCTTCGTGCGTATGTTCGATCCCATCCAATCACGCATGATCAACCGTTTCGACGTGCTGCTCGGCTTCGGAACGCTCTACCCGGACAATTGCGCTGTCCGCGTGCTGTGCGGCTAGGAGATAAGACGACCATGAGAAAATATCTTTCGATTGCAACACTCTTGATCCTCTCGCTTGTGGCGGCTCTTGCGGGCCTCCACACTCCTGCCGTTCGCGCGCAGTCTGGCGCCAATACGCTGGTTCAGACTTCGCTCACCGCCGATATCAGCTCATCGGCCAACTTCATTCAAGTTGCGTCGGCGACCGGCATCACCACGGCTCAGAACACCACGAACACTCTCCTTTACGTAGACGGTGAAGAAATGGTTGTCGTGGGCGTGAACGGGCTGCAAATCCACGTGACGCGCGGCGCAGGCGGTACCGAAGCGTTCGGGCATCGCAATAAGGCTATGGTCCTGGCTGGGAATCCGACTTGGTTTTTCAACCACGACCCGCTTCCCTATTCCGGATGTTCGCAGACAACCGGTATTCCGCTCTCGACACCTTATGTCAACGTAATCAGCTCACATCAGTGGTTGTGCTCTACGATTACGAAGACGTGGGTACCGGGATTCCAGAATACTGATTTCTCTCCCGCAGTCACCACGGCAGTTGCTTCCGTTGCAGGCACCACGACTCCCAGCGGACCGCTGTTCCATATCACCGGAACGAACGCGATTACCGCTTGGGGTATTCCTGTCGGCATGAATGCGACAGCGGTCGGCGGAACCAGCTTTTGCGTGATACCTGACGGAACGTTCACCACAACCGCAACGAACAACATCGCCTTGGCTTCAACGGCCGTTGTCAACAAACTCATCTGCTGGACTTGGGACGCAACCAATTCAAAATTTGTGCCCACGTACTAGAAGAGGAGGTGATCCAAGGATGGTCGATTATTACGACGCAAGCAGCTGGTGGTGGGGAGATTATCACTAACCAGTTAGCTTGTGAGAGCCCCATGGGGACGGTGGGGGGCGGGTTAATCATACTCGCCTCTCCCCCAGGGCTTTTTCCCTCATCAGGGGAAAGGATGAAACGATGGGAAGCAATTCACTGAATCTTCAGCAGGGCGCATTCACGAATCTGTCAGCGCAAACGATTCTTGCCGCGCTGGTAGCGGCAGGCTTCGGTACTTCGGGCAAGATTTACTACGTTGACGCAGTAAACGGAAACGATGTCAATAATGGAACCGCTCCGCTCAGCGTCAGCCCTGGCGTGGGCGCATTCCAGACTCTCGCGCAGGGCTATGCCGCTCTCAACTCGGGCGAGAACGATGTTCTGGTGATGATCGGAAGCGGCACGACTGCAGGCTCGCAAAGGCTCACGGCTACTTTTACATGGGCCAAGAATGCCGCGCACCTGGTCGGGATCTGTTCCGGCTCGCAGTTCAGCCAACGATCAAGAATCGCTCCTGCTATCGCACCAGCGGCCACCGCCTTCACGCCTCTTTTCACCGTGAGCGGGAACGGCTGCTATTTCGCCAACATCGAGTTCTTCCACGGCTTCAACACGGGAACCACGGCCCAAATTTGCATGAACATCACCGGCTCGCGGAACGTATTCAACAATTGCCAGCTTTCGGGCATGGGAGACGCGGCATCCGCGGCCGACGCGGGCAGCAGGAGCATCGTTATTACGTCCGGAGAGAATTACTTCAAGCATTGCGTAATTGGGCTCGACACGGTGGCGCGATCGGCGCTCAACTCAAGCGTTGAAATACAGAGCGCGGCCCCTCGAAACGTCTTTGAGGACTGCGTGTTCCCGGCCATCGCTTCGGCGGCTTCCACAACGCTGATGTTTCTGGCGGCTGCGGCAGCTTCCATCGGGACGATGACCATCTTCAAACGCTGTTTGTTTTACAACTGTTCGACGTTCAACGGCGGCGCTGCGGTGGCGGGCTTGTTCAAGCTCGTTGCTTCGGCGGGCGGTGCGATTCTTTTGCAGGACTGCACCGAGTACGGCTACACCGATTGGGGCTATGACGCGGCGAGCAAGGCGCAAATCCTTGTGAGCGGTCCGGTTCCCACGTCGAGTACGAGCGGTATTGCCGTCGTCAACACGTAGGAGGTGATGCCAATTGCTCACCTACAAACCAGGTGGCAATGAGTGACAACCGGGGGCCGCATCCGGTCTAAACAACACGCAATTTTGAAAGGAGAAAAGTAAATGAACTTTGAAAATTATCAAAACGTGCCACAGGCAGGAATTCCCAACGGAGCAATCTCCGGGTTGGTGCAAGCGCAAATCCGAAAGGAATCTGCTGTTGAGATGTCCTTCTCGAATCTTGAAGTCCAGCAAAAGTGTTTAGCTGAGGAAATCGCTCTGCTCAATGACAAACTAACACCGGTATTAAATGTGGACGGTCAGCCAAATCAAGCAAAGGACAATCCTACGCGCCCACGACATTCAGCTCCACTCGCTGAAGCAATCCAGCAGCAAGCTGAAGTTTTGGGTCGCGGCGTGGCTATGCTCCGAGAAATAAGGGAACGCCTAGCCGTCTGAAATGTCTATCACGGCCAACCAAATCTGTACCAATGCCCTCCTTGAGGGCGGTATGTACGCCCAAGGTGAAACGCCGTCAGCGGCAGACCTCGCCTTCGTTCTCTCCAAGCTGAACCGTCTGCTCGATACGTGGAATTCGGATAAGCTCTACGTCTATTCCACGAACTTCGCGCAGTACACGATGATCTCCGGCAAGAATCCGCAGACCATCGGCAAGGGGTTCGCGGTTTCAAGCGTCAGCCTCACTTCAAATGTGGCGCAGATTGTCGGTGTCCCGTCGCTGCCGTTCTTCCAGGTGGGCGATTCGGTTACTTCGCTCAACATCGGCACCATTGGCGGCGTCAATTTCAATCAGACTGCCGTGCTCGTTACGAGCGTTTCTGCGGATGGCACCACGATTCAGTTTGCGCTTACCGCGGCGAATGTGGTTTCAACTCCCGCAACCGGCGTGATAATCCCGGCGAGTACTCCGGCCACGCAAGCGCCCGACTTCCCGATTCAGACCACGCGCCCAACCAAAATCGTGAATGCGCAAATCCTGCTGAACTACCCGCCGCAGCCGGTTCGCGTTCCCATGCGCATTGTGGATGCCGATTGGTGGGCCAATCAGCGCGTGCCGACTATTCAAACCACGCTGCCAACGCATCTTTATTACGAGCCGGAATTCCCGAACGGCTTACTCTACTTCTGGCCCGTGCCGCAGATCGCTTATCCGGTCGAGCTGAACACGTGGACAAACCTCGCGCAGCTTGGCCAGTTCGACAGCTTCAACTTGCCTCCTGGCTATGAAGACGCTATTACCTACACGCTCGCCGAATCCATCTGTCCGTCATTCGGCAGGCCGCTCGATGGCACGCTCGCGGCATTCGCGCAGAAGTCTCGCGCCATGATTCAATCACTCAACTCCGCTTCGCCGAAGATCACAACCGCGGACCTCGGGATTCCCAGCCAGTCGAGCGATCAACGGGGACGTGCGGACTTCAATTGGAAAACCGGGAATCTGGCCGGGTAAATGTCCCCTCGTATCGGCATAGTGGGCCCATCGTATACAAGCCAGGCATTAACAGCCGACGCACAGAAAACGCAGAATTGGTATGTGGAACAAATCGAATCCGGTGCGGGCAATGCGCCATTGGTTCTCTATCCGACACCTGGCCTTGTGGAATTCGTGGACCTGACGCCCGCGGTCACGTTGTACGCCGATCCTTACGAAATCTCAGAGACGTTCTACCAGTTCGGGAGCACGGCGGCATTCACGGCAAACTATCAGCCGACATTCGGCGTGTTCGCTGGGAACTTTCCATACACCTACGGGACGCTGATTGTCGATTCCAACGGGAACGTGCAGGTTGTTACGACGCCCGGAACGTCTGGCGGCTCTACCCCTACTTGGGCTACATCCGTAGGAGCTCCCACTCAGTCAGGCGGCGTCACGTTCACGTGCAAAAAGTATGCTGTGTCGGTTGGCGACACGCTGATTGCGTCATGCCTCGTGAACTGGAGCGGTAACGCGCAGGTTTCATCCATCACGGATGGCGGGGATACATGGTCGGCAGTCAGTCCGCTGCAAGATTACAATTCGACGATCACGTTTCAGAGCTGGGCCACCATTTCAACGCAGAACGTCGCCTATGGGACTCCGCTCTCCATCGTGTTCAATTTCAACCACACGCTTTTCAACGGGAATGCCATCACCATTTCGAGCTGGTATGGGCTCACGACCCAGACAGAGGCCACGGTTGCGGCAAACGGCACGGCAGCAACCTCTTGGTCAAGCGGAAGCGAAACGGTGGATGCTCATACCGTGCTTTTCTCGGCGTCGGTTGGCGGTACGGTGTCGATGCCGTTCGTATCGTTCGGGACGTTCCAGGCTTACTACAACCCGATGGCGGCTGGAGCCTATTCGGACACTTGGACGAACGGTAGCCCGACGACCTGGGCGTCTCATTTGATGCCCTTTCCAATTCTGCCACTGTGAGCGCCGTATCGGTACGCGGTGAATTTGCGATCAACGGCCGCGGCTTCGCGGTCTGCGCCACACAATTTGATGAAGTCCTTTCCAACGGAACGAAGACGAACTGGGGCACGGTCGCCAATGATGGCGGGATCGTCAGCTTTGCGGCCAGCCCGCAGCAACTCCTTTTTGCCAGCGCCGGCACGGTGTACTTATTCGATCTCATCTCGAATACGCTCACGACGATTCCCGAGGTCACTTTTGGTGGTCCCATCTCTCAGGTGGGTATCTGCGATGATTTCTTTATCGCGCTGCTTGCCAATTCCAAACAGTTCTTCGTATCCGGTGTGCTCGACGCAACGGACTGGACCACGAACGGGAGCGCCATCGTTGAGGTATTCCCTGACAACATCGTGGGGATGCTGGTCGACCACCGGGAAATCTGGTTTTGGTCGGACACGCAATCGGTTGTTTACTACGATTCAGGGAACATCTTTCCCTTCGACGTTATCCCTGGATCATTCATCGAAGCGGGACTCGCGGCACAGTTCACGCCTGTACAGCTCAATAATACGGTGTACTGGATTGGGCGCGACTCGCGGGGGACAGGGGTCGCATGGGTCGCGAACGGCTACACTCCGCAGCGGGTCAGTAACCACGCGGTCGAGTTTGCCATTCAGGGCTATTCGCGGATTGACGATGCCGTGGCATTCCCGCAGCAGGACCAGGGGCATCAGTTTTGGATCATCTATTTTCCGACCGCCGATAAGACTTGGGTTTATGACGCGCTCACGAATATGTGGCACGAGCGAGCTTCGCTGGACCCGGCAACCGGTTTCTTCCACGCCGCGCGCTATCAGGTCCACATGTTTCTTTTCGGCAAGCATCTGGTGGGCGACTGGAAAAGCGGGCTCATCTATCAGATGCACATCCCGGTTTACACAGCAGGCGTCTGGACCTTTGCCGACGACAACGGGACGCCCATTGTGCGCATTCGAAGGGCGCCGCACATATCGAATGAGCAGAAGCGGGAATACTTCGCGGAGTTGCAAGTCTACGTTGAAAGCGGCCTCGGACCCATGCCACCGCTACTTGACGGCGCAGGGAATCCGCGCGGACCGGAAATGTCTCTCAGGTGGAGTGACGATGGCGGGCACACGTGGAGCGATTACTACATCCGCGATTGCGGGCAGGCTGGCAAATTCCATACGCGCGTCAGGTGGCTCAGGCTCGGCAGAGCGAGGGACAGAATCTTTGAGATTCAATGCTCGGACCCGATTGGCTGGCGTATCGTTGACGCGTATCTGCAATACATCGCCGGAACCGGTGTTTAGTGCCGACTACACAACTCAGCGAACCGCCGATCCGTACGCCGTTCGATGGGCCAGGGGCGACGGGCATTTCGTGGGCGTGGATCAAATGGATTCAGGACCTCTACAGTTGGGTAACGAATCTACTTTTCTCGAATATCGGCGGGTCGCTTAATGTTTCACAGATCAATGCGACAGGGACACCCGGGCCGACTACGGCTTTATTCGGCGGAAATGGTACGCAGGGCGCTTGGCAGGTTCCGGCCGGTGGCGGGGGTGGCGGAACGGTCACGAGCGTCGCGCTCGATGGGGACGGTGTTGTCTTTGATGCATCTGTCCCCGGCTCACCGATCACCACGGCAGGAACGCTCAAGCCCGCTCTGGCAAAGTACTATCAGGGCAACTTTCTCAAAACACCTACTCCGGGCGGTCCTGCGGTCATGTCCCCATGGGAAGCTGGTCCAATTGGGAATCTTGATCTGCCCGCCGATGTCGTTACCAGCATCACCGATGACACCAACGTCACTGGCTCGATTGCGGCACAGGATCTCACGCTCGGATGGACGGGACAACTTGGGCTTGCTCGCGGCGGCACGGACGCAGATCTCTCCGCAACGGGCGGGGCCAATGAAGTCTTACAGCAAACAACGAGCGGCGGCGCTGTCACGGTCGGACAACTCGGTAATCCAAGCCTCAAGAGCTACACGAAAGTTGACCTTACCGCGCAGACCAACAGCATCGGTTCGACAACGCTCTTTGCCGTGGGCGCGAGCGGAGCGGGAACCTATCGCGTTTCCATCTCGGCCGTCACCACGACAGCGGGCACTTCAGGTGATACGCTCACGGTTACGATCGGCTGGGTCAATGAGTCCGGGGCCGCGACATTCACAACCGCTACGCTTGATCTATCGACTCTTTCAGCGGAACTCGACGTGACACAAATCCTATCTTCGGCCGCTTCGCAAAACATCACCTACTCAACGACGGTTAGCGCGATTCTCGGCAATCCGCAGTACAGCCTGCATCTTCGTTTGGAATACCTCGGATGATTGAAATCAAGCGTCTCGAAAAAAAGGAATGGGGCATTCTTAACAGCGTTGATGATGGATTCTCGCCGCATCCCGAGAATAGTATCGCTATCGTCGCCTTCAATGAGCATGGCGACATAATTGGGCGCATTTTTTTGGTAGCTCCTGCACATTTGGAAGGAATCTTTGTTGACCATCCATGGCGCAACCGAATGGTCATGGGCCAGCTAGTCGAGCGAGCGGAAAAAGAAGCCATGGATGCGGGGATTACGAAGGTTTTTGCCTATGCGGTGAATGAGCAAATGGAGGATTATATCACACGATTGGGCTATAAGAAGTCGGACTTGGTGGTGTACTTCAAAGATTTAGGAGGTGATTCGTGCCAACCGCGCTGATCGGGGGGGCGATTTCTGGCGGCGCTTCTATTATTTCTGGCCTGCTCGGTAGCGGTGCGGCCAACAAAGCGGCCCAGCAGGAACAAGCGGCCAATGCGCAAGCCGCAAGCCAAACAGCGGCAGCGGCTGGCCAGTCCGCAACCGGCATCACGAATGCCGTCAATCAGGCGCAGCAGAATTACGCGCCCTACACAGCGGCCGGAACGCAGAGCGTCAATTCCCTCGCGAACCTGCTTGCCCCTGGTGGACAGCTCACGCAAGGCTATGCGCAGTCAGGTGCGGGTACGTTCCAAGCGCCAACCGCAGCGCAGGCGCAGGCAACTCCCGGTTACCAGTTCCAGCTTCAGCAGGGCGAACAAGCGCTTCAGAACTCCGCGGCGGCATCGGGCGGTTTGCTCTCAACCGGAACGGCGAAGAACCTCACGAATTATGCCGAAGGGCTCGCATCGACCAACTACCAGAACACATACAACAATGCGCTCAACGCCTACAACGAGAATTTCAACGTTTACAATACTTCGCAGAACAATCTCTACAGCCGGCTCGCGGGCCTGACGAATACCGGACTCAGCGCAGCCGGAAGCTTGAGTAACGCGCAGCTTGGCGGCGCCAATTCTCTCGCTAATGTCAACATGGGCGCCGCGCAGCAGATCGGCGGATACCTCACAGGATCAGGGCAAGCGGCGGCGGCGGGCACGGTGGGAAGTGCAAACGCGCTCTCAAACGGGATCAGCGGGGGCCTCAATGCGCTTGGCCAAGGCGTCACGCTCTCAGGATTGATCGGGGCGCAAAACGCCTCAAACGCTAATACGTCGCAATTGTCGATGGGTCCGAATGGGCAATGGGTACCCATCACCGCACCGCCTCCATCGGTATTCAGTGGGACAGCACCATGAGCAGCATTCCGTTGATGGTACAACCTCCGCCCCCGGTGCAAGGGCCGCTTCAGCAAGCCCAGGGCGCGATGTCCCTGCAAGCCCTCATCAACCAGACGAAACTTCAAGAGCAGAGCCTTGCCCAGCAGCAGGCCATGGCCCCGATCCAACAACAACAGGCACAGGCCCAGCTCCAACAGCAACAAGTGGCCGCGCAGCAGGCCCAGCAACAGCTAAAAGATCAGCAAATATTCAATACGGCTTTTCGTAACGCCAACGGAGATTGGGGGCAAACGATCCAGAATGCGGTGCAGGGCGGTGCGAGCGGCACGTTCATCACCCAGGCGCAGATGGCGCGCAACAAGATGCTCACTGACGCCGCGGCGCTGACGGCCGATCAACTCAAGAACGAAAGCGCAAAGCAGAACGCCCTCGCACAGTCCGCGCAGCGCGTTGTGGATGCTTACGATCCGAATGATCCCAGCGCAGCACAAGCCACCTACGCCAAGGAACGAAACAACCATATCGCCAGCGGTGCATACGGACCAAATGATATACCGGAGAAAATGCCGCAAATCTCCGATCTGCAAAATCTGGCGTTGCACAATAAGGCGAATCAGGACCTCATCAAAGAAGCGCAAGCCATTCAGCAGGAACAGGCGCAGGCCCCGGAACAAAAGATCGCTTCGCAGCTCAAGCAGACGCAGAATCTTGGCCAGATGCTCGGCAACGCGGAATCCGACGTGCAGTGGCAATCCATCCTGAAGACGGCCAAGGCATCCGGCGCGCCCGATGAGGTGATCAGCCAATTCGCGCCCAACTTTTCACCTGCCGAGGCCCAGCGCGCAAAACAGATTGCGCTCACGCCCGAACAGCAAGCGGGAATGTCCCAAGCCGCAGCCGATTCGCGCTATCGCAATATCCTCATGGCGCAGCAGCAGGGCAAGCCCGTCACGGCTGACGATCGGGCTTTCGTATCGGCCTACAATAAGCAGAAGGAATTGAGTACTGTTACCCGCTTCCAGCTACAAAATACCCCGCTCAATCCGTTCGGCAATAACTTGACTTCAGGAGTACCCGGCAACGCCGTTGCAACGGCACCTGGTGCGCCCAGTGCTCCGGCTGCGCCTACACCCTCAGGAACGGCTCTGTCTGCGCCAGCGCAGCCCAAAGTGACGGGAACGGGGCCCGTAGCAAATGCCCCTGCTGGAGTAGGTGGTGCGCCTCCCACTCAAGGCGCGCAAGCGGGGACCGGGGGAAGCTGGGCGGATCGCGTGGCGGGCGCCGGTGTCAATCCTTTGCTCAGAGGGCGCGTGCAGGCCATTCTCGAGTATCGCGCGGCTGATCTGCCGACAACGCGTGGAGGGCTGAACCAAGCCATCATGCAGGCGGTGAATACCATCGACCCAACCCATGACGCGACAGTTTATCCAGCCCGGAACAAGATTGTGCAAGACTACACGACGGGCAAGGATTCCCAGCAGATTAACGCCATCAACACCGCCATGGGCCACATTGACGATCTTGGCCAGGCGATTACGGCACTCAACAACGGGAACATCCCAGCCTTGAATGCGGTTGCGAACAAGTGGGGCGTGCTCACCGGACAGACACCGGCCACGACGTTCAACACCATCGTACATCGCGTGGGGCCTGAAATCGCATCGGCCTACATCGCTGGCGGTGGCGGCGAGGGAGAACGCGGAACTACGGCCGCGGACTTCTCCGCGAACGCGAGCCCCGCGCAACTGGAGAGCAACATCGGCATCACAGCCAAACTCCTGCGCTCCAAGATCGGTTCGTTGGAAAATGATTGGCAAAAGACTTATAAACCTACTCAAGCACAGGATCAATTCCAGAACCGTTTCATCACGCCGGCAGCGCAAGCGTCGCTCAATCGCTGGGCTCCGCAGCAGGCGGCGGGAGGCGCGAGCGGCGGTCACGTGATTAGAATCGGTAATGCGCGTTATCAGTACAAAGGCTCGGGCGATACCGCAGACCTAAAGAATTACACGCCACTTCAATAATGGGACTACCGCCAGGCGCGACACTTGAATCCGGTAGTTTACCGCAGGCGCAGCCAACGATGGCGCTACCTCCGGGCGCTACCCTCGAAACGCCACCAACGCCATCACAGCAGCCAGGCATCTATCAACGGCTCACAGCTTCTTACAATCCAGAAGTCGAAGAATATGCTCAGCAACATCCGATCTTTGGTCCGGTGGTGCGCTTCCTCGATGCGGCGGGCGGTGCGGCAATGGCAACTCCTGAAGGCATCGCTAATATGCTCATGCACCCTTCGACGGCGGCGAGCGGCCTGATGGACAGCATTAAGGCATGGGCTGATCCAAATGTACGGCGTGGAGCTTTGAGCGTTCTGCCTGAAGCGTTAGGGCAAGGAGTGGGGAACGTTGCGGCCGGAGAAGCATCTGGTGCTGCGGGAAGTGCAGCACGTGGAGTAGTGCCGGATATTCCCGCAGCCGTTGGTACAGCTCTACGAACCGAAACAGGTGCACTCAAGCCAGCGGTGCAGGTTGCCGCGAAAGTCGGCGGTGCAGCGGCGGGACATGCGCTCGGTATTCCGGGTGCGGGAGAGCTCGGTGGGTATCTTCTCGGTCCAAAAATCGCCGATATCTTAACGCCTGAACGTCCGGGTGCGGCAACGGCTGCGGAGCGGCGCTCAGTTCCAATAACGCAATCTCCATACTACGATCCAGCGGCCTATAAAGCAGGAGCGGCATCGCGCTCTACGGCTCCTGCCGTCGCACCGCCGCTCGGAACTCCAGAGAATCCCGATATAGTCTTGGCTCCCGAACCGGCTCCGACGCCGGCAGGGGTAAGGGAAGGATCAGCTTTCAGCATACCGCGCGAACAGCTGCCAAGTTTGATCCAGCAGGGATCGGCTGGCGCCGGAGAAGCTTACCGCAGCGCGGGAGGGAAAATCCTATACGTCCCAAAAGAAGCGGGCTACCCGGGGCCCCGTGTCGAGCAAATGAGCCCCGAAGCGGCAGAGACTTTCGGGCCAAAGTTCACGGCCGAACAGTATGGCGATGGCAACACGCGGCAAGTCACCCTGCACCAAGGTGGCCAGCAGCAGGGCTACGTGCTCTACGATATCGACCCCAAGGGCACCGCGATGGTTAATTCATCGCTGATCGCCGATCCCGCGCAGGGAAAAGGACTCGGGACGCAGATGTACGATCAGGCGATTCAGGATGCAAAAGCGGCTGGCGCCAAACAATTTACCAGCGGAAGCGCGCCCGAACCCGGAGCGGTGCGGGTGTGGCAATCGCTGGCGAAGCGATATCCTGTACAGAAAGTGGGAAATGGCTATACGCTGGATCTTGCCGCGCTGCCCACTCGATGATGGCCTTATCCAGCCGGTCCCACATTTTCTGTTCACGCGCACCGACGTATGAAAAGATTTTCACGGCAATCTCCTTAGCGGCAGGTGGTGTACACCGTGCCGAAGATATTCTGCGACGTGCAATTTAGTGGTGCGTTCTGAACTGGAGCCTGCGTTGGCTGTGGTACCGGCAGAATGTATGGCTGCGGATGATACATGCCATTGACCGCATTCAGGGCCGCAATCTTCTGCTCGAAACTGGGATGCACCTTTACCTTGACCGTGCGGGTACCGTTCTTTGCAACGCAAACTTTTGTTTCGGTGTTGCCTTGCCAAGAAGAACTGCACTGCTTGGCGTAGCAGGATGTTGACAGCAGAACAGCGGCAATTACGATTGCAGTTTTCATTAGCGTTTTCCTCTCCTTGTAGGGTGGCGATGCATAGCGAGAATATGATCGGCCAGTCTGTCGATAACCACCGTCATGCAGTAGCCCCAGGTGAGCTTCCGGCAGAACGGGCACATCTTGCAGCGAGTCTTGGCAACGTAGCTCATCGCTGGGTGCCTTTCAATTCATACAGCATCCGCACAGCGCGGCGATATTCGCCGAGGGTCATTGAGACGTGAATCGGTTGCTCATCGTCCAAGTCAGAACTGCCCGGATCGTAAGTGTAGCCCTTGGTTACAGCTTCCAGAAGCGGCAGAATGTCGCGCAGTGTCATTGAATGAGTCTCCTTTCCTTGAGAAGATTGCGCCGGATCGCTTCGTCCAGCGCGAGGATGGCTCGGCGCAGGGCCACCACTTTCTTCTTGAACTCGATTTCGCGGATTATCTGTTTTTTGGTCATTGGCGTTTCCGGTCCGCCTCAAAGCTTACGATGTCCGCAATGGTCATGAGGCCGATTAGGATTGTCAGCAGGTCCACGATCCACATTGTGCGTCCCTCCATGAACAAATTATCGCTTCGCGCTCTGAAGCCGTATATGGTACAAGCGTACTAAAGGTTAACTCATGAGACACATTCGTAACGTACTGATTCTAGCCTGTTTGCTGATGCTCGGAACAATCGGACTTGTGCGCAGCACGACGGTTGCGCCAATCCCCTTCGTAGTAAGTCAGTGGTTCAATGCGAACGGCCAACCGTGCGCCGGATGCTTGCTCTACACATACCAAGCTGGCACTACGATGGCCCAGGCAACTTACTCCGATGCGCTCGGAACGATGCTCAACGCCAATCCAGTTGTGCTCAATTCATCGGGACGTGCAAACGTCTTCGTAACGAGCCTCGCTTACAAATTCGTGCTCACGACAGCGAACGGCGTCACCGTATGGACGATCGACAACGTGACCTCCTCGGCACTTGCGCTGCTGGCCACGAATAACGTTTGGTCCGGTACGCAGGAATTTCAAAACACGGTTACGTTCGATAGTACGCCTGTCTTCAATACCGGCTTCACTGCGGGAGGCCCGGTAAATCTCACGCTCGGCGGCTCACTAGCCGGAACATTCTCAGGCTCACCGACATTCAGCGGTACCCCAAACTTCGCGGGGGGCTTGAGCGTATCGAGCCTCACTCTCAGCGGGCAACTCACTTCCACGGTTACGACCGGCACCGCGCCCTTTGTCGTTTCATCCACCACGGAAGTAGCCAATCTGAACGCCGCGATGCTTGAAGGCGACACCTGGGAAGCGCCAGGGACAATTGGCTCGACAACACCAAGCACCGCCGTATTCACCACGTCTTCCTGCACCACAAGCTGCACGATTGACGGAGTGACGATCAGCGGGACACCCAGCGCCGGCCAGGTTCTCACCGCATCGAGTTCTTCGGTTGCAGGTTGGGCCGCTGGGCCAGCCGTTCCGGTACAAGCTTTTTACAGCGCGACTCTCAGCGGCACGGTCAACGTATCAGCGACCACGCCAACAACGGTGCTGACTCAAGCCGTCACCATGCCCAGCGCCGGATGTCCTTGCCGCGCGATGATTTCGTACGGCTTCCAGATGACCAACTCCTCGCAAGGAACTGCAACCTCTTGGATATCGGATGGAGCGGTTGAATATGCGGCGGCTGATTGGGGCATCAACGCCGCGAACCTTCTGCACAACGGTCTGCAGACGATGGACATCTCTCCTGTCACCTACGCCAATTCCGCCGCTGTGACGTTTACTTTAACTGTTGAATCAAGCGTCGCGAATGTGGTACAAGTCGGGCATAATTTCGGGAGCGCGCCCAGCTACCTCCATGTCTCCATCATTCCCTCCAACTAGCTGCGACTGGCCCAACTGCAAAGTTATCGGCGCCGCGCAATCGCTGTTTGGCCGTCCATACTGCCGCAAGCACTGGCTCATCGTTCAGCGCAACCAGGCATCGCTCGCGAAGTCCACGCTGATTTCTAAAGACGGCCCTGTGCTAAAAACGCTCGCGTTGCTTCTGCTTTCTATTCTCCTGCCGTTCTGCGCGCATGCTTCAGCCACCTTCGTCAAAACAGACCTCGCCACCGGTGCGAACTATAAGGGCGTCTATGGCTCAGCAGGGTCAGCGATCGCGCTCATCTCCAGCAATCCTCCGGCAGGTATCTCCTACACGGTGATTAACGATTCCACATGGACCTGGCAGAGCGGCGTCTTTGGGGGAACGTGTTACTACAACACGGGCTTCTCCATCGCGGTCAACGTGGCGAGCGGTACCGAGCAAGTTGCGCTCTACGTGATCGACTACGACAAGCAGGGGCGCACCGAAACGATTACCGCAGCAGGAGCCGCCGCGCAGACCGTTTCTAATTTCACTGCAGGCGAATATCTTGTTTACGACGTGACCGGCTCCGTAACCTTCAACATCACCGAGAATACCGGGCCGAATGCGGTTGTTTCCGCCCTGTTCTTTGATCCAACCACGGCACCGCCTGCCGCGCAAAGCATCGTGCTGAATTGGACGG